AGCAACAGCATTAGACGGAGCTATCATAGGTCTTTATGGTTATAAAGATAATGCTGGTAACAATGTTTTGGGAGTCGGTACAAGAGAAAAAGTATATGTCTTGTATAACAATGTTTGGACTGATATAACTCCCACAGGATTTGTTAATGATGCAAGTGATGATCCATTAGGCTTTGGTGCATATCATTATGGTGAAGAAGACTATGGTGATGCCAGGAGTCAATCAGGCTTAGTTTTACAAGCTGGTTATTTTTCTTTTGACAACTGGGGTGAAGATCTAGTCTTTACTTTTTCTAAAGATGGCAAGATCTATAAGTGGCGACCAAACTCAGGCGGTACAGCCGATACCATAGCAACAGTTGTAACCAACGCACCCACAGGCAACTTATCAACCTTAGTGACCAATGAAAGACATTTAGTGGCTATAGGCTCGGCTAGTGACCCTAGGAAGGTTGCTTGGTCAAACAGGGAAGATCGTAACAACTGGACATCGAAGGCCACAAACACAGCAGGAGACTTACAAATACCTACAGGCGGAAGAGCCTTGTTTGGTGTTAAATACAGATCTGATGTTATTATTTTTAGTGATACTGGTATTAACAGAATGTTTTATGCTGGATCACCTTTTGTTTATGGTATAGCCGATGCAGGTACTAACTGTAAATCAATTAGTTCTAGAACAGTTGTATCAACAGGTAATTTTCTTGCATGGATGGGTGAAAATGCTTTTTATATTTACGATGGTAATGTAAGAGAATTGCCTTGCGAAGTGCATGATTATGTCTTTGACCAAATCAATGTAGCAGGAAGGGGTGCGTGTTGGGGTGGACACAACTCTAACTTTAATGAGATATGGTGGGGATTCCCAAGCGGTGACTCACAGTACACTTCTAACAAATATGTAATATGGAATTACAACTCTAATGTTTGGTCTATTGGTTCTATGGACAGAGGCTTTTGGATTGACCAAGGTGCATTTACTTATCCGATAGCTGGTGACTCTCAAGGCTTTGTTTATGAACACGAATCAACTACATTAGATAATTCACCTAACCTAAACTCACAAGTACCATTTTGTGAAACAGGGCCTATACAAATAGGCAATGGTGATAACTATGTGCAATGCAATCAAATATTACCAGATGAAGAAGCTAACTCTTTACCTGGCGTTACCCTTAGTTTCAAAGGTCGATTTACTCCATTAGGCCCAGTTACGGACTTTGGATCATTTACTTTTGAAAATGATGGCTATACCGATGCAAGATTTACAGCAAGACAAGTACAAATGACAGTCACAGGCAGTACTACACAAGACTTTCAGGTAGGTAATATACGCTTAGATGTTAAACAAAGAGGCAGAAGATAATGGATCTATCTGCACAAAGACAGTACATACAAAGGGCAACCAATGTTAAGTATTCTTTTACAGCTACCACACAGCAAACTATCTATACAGCACCTAGCGGTGGTGACTTTGATTTTGCTATTGTTAAAAGTTTTTTAGCTTGTGACCATGGTAATCAACAAACCAATTTAGATGTATCTATAACAGATACTAGCTCTAATGAGTTTTTTATCTATAAACAAAAAAACATAAGCGCACACGCTACCGAAGAATTACAAACTAATGCTGGAATTATTCTGCAACAAGGCGAAATAATAAAAGCACAGGTTAATCATGCAAACATTCATTTGGTTTTAAGTATTATTGAGTATGGAAAAGGCGACTAATAAAGTCACACCCATTAAAAAAGAACCCGAAGAATGGGAAGTTCAATGGGAACGCTGTAAGCCATATATAGCAAAAGCTATCAAACATCAAGATTCCTATACAATAGACGATATAGAGGATAAAATAAGACATGGAATATTCCATTTATGGCCAGCTAAGAAGTCGGCTATGATAACTGAATTTGTAGTATTCCCCCAAAATACAGCAATGAACTTGCTATTTTGTGGCGGTGATTACAAAGAGTTAGAGAATATGTTGCCATCCTTAGAGGCATTTGCAAAAGCCGCTGGTTGTAAAAGATTATATGGCGGTGGCAGGAAAGGATGGTTAAAAAAAATAAGCCATTTAGGCTTTAAATCAGAACATTTAATTAGAAAAGAACTATGAGCAAAGGATCAACTACATCAAAACAAGAATTGCCAGCATGGCAAAAGCAAATGTACGAAGAGGCTTACAACCTTGGTAAAGGTGTCTCACAGCAACCATTTATTCCATATACAGGCGCACAAGTTGCAGGATTTAATCCAGATCAATTAAGACAATTTGAAACAACCCGGGGTATGGTTGGTGCTTCTCAACAGTATGATCCACGCGCTGGTTTACAAGCATTGGCAACCGCGCCCACGCCAACTATTAGCCCGGTAACAGGCAGAACTGCACAAATCGGTCAAGTAGCTGCACCACAGGCAGCAACCATACAACAATTGCAAGGGCCAACTGCTGCACAAATAGGTTCAGTACAAGCACCACAATTTAGAGGTTTACTGGATGCTGATATTAGTGCTTACCAATCACCATACCAACAACAAGTTATAGACTTTGCTTTACAAGATATTCAGAGACAATCTGATTTAGCTAGAGGTCAAGCACAATCTAGGGCAATTGGTGCGGGTGCATTTGGTGGATCTCGTTCTGCATTAATTGAATCAGAAGCAACTAGACCTTTTGCCGAACAAGCAGCAAGAACAGCAGCAAGTTTAAGACAGTCTGGTTTCCAACAAGCACAACAAGCAGCTCAAGCTGATTTAGCTAGACAACAACAATTAGGTGTCTTTGGAGCTGAACAAGCACAACGAAGAGCCTTGCAACAAGCACAATTAGAACAACAAGCAGGATTAACTGGTTTTGAAGCACAAAAACAAAGAGCTTTAGAACAAGCAAGACTGCAACAAGAAGCAGGTTTGTTAGGATCACAACAAGCACAAGCTCGTGCATTAGAACAGGCGCGTTTAGCACAACAAACTGGTATGGCAGAATTAGACATAGCAGGTCGTGCAGCTATGATGCAACCAGAATTAGAACTCCGGGCAAGACAACAACAAGCTGGATTACTTGGTGGTCAGTTAGAAGATCAATACCAAGCTTTAGGTTTATTGGGTGGCGTTGGACAACAACAACAGCAACTACAACAAAGAGCTATGGATCAAGCCTACAACGAGTTCTTACGAGCCTCTGGTTATGGTCAACAACAGCTTGGTACTTTACTTTCTGGCCTGTCTGGTATGCCTTCTTTGATAAGTCAAAGAGATAAAAAGAAAACTGGTACTGGTGATATATTATCTTCAGTTCTTGGATTATTTGGTTAGGAGTTAATATGAGTTTTGGAAAATTACAATCAATGGGTGGAAACTATGTTTCTCGACTTGGTGGTGCAGATATTCTAAGCCAAGATCAATTGCAAGAATTAACGCCCTAAGAACTGCAAATCTATAACCAACAAAAAGAAATGGCAAAAACCGCTGGTATGCGTGAGTTAGCCTCTAGGTTATCTGATGCTTTTGCAGGTCGTGATATTGTTGGTCGTGCTGCTGAAAGGGAAGAATTAAAAAAAGGTAAATCTCAAACATTAACTGCTGGAAGAAAGGATTATGAATATTTCAAAACTCTTACACCAGCTCAACAAGAAGCCTTTTTAATTGCTACTGGAAGACAGTCACCAGAACTTGCAGCACAATTTAGAAAAGCAAAATCAGAGGGCGGATTAGATCTTACTCCACTGCAAAAAGATATTGATAAAAAGTTTGCAACCACAGCAGAATCATGGTTGTCTAAAGATGCAGCTCAAGTAGATGCCAATATAATGAATTTAGAAGACAAAATTGGAATTATTGAGCGTGGTGAAGCAGATGTCTCTGGAAAACTTATTGGTATCACGCCTGAGTTCTTACAGCCATTTGTAGGACAAACTGAAGCAAAAGCATTTTTGGGTGATGTAAGAGATATTGTTTTTCAATCATTAAAAGAAAAATTAGGCGCACAATTTACCGAAAAAGAAGGAGATAGATTGGTAGCTGCTGCCTATGATCCAAGTTTACCAGAAGAACTTAATGCTAAAAGATTAAGACGATTATTAGCGGTTGTCAAAACCATGAAAGCATCCAAAGAGGGAATGATTGATTTTTACAATAAAGAAGGAACTTTAAAAGATTATGAACCGCCAAAAGCTACTTTTAATAATATTTATGATGCTTTAGTTGAAGAAGAGTTTGCATCTAAAACTAATGAAGAATTAGTAGAAATGTATTCAAACACTAAAGATTTGGACAAAAAAAC